TGGAGGCTCGGCACGTCGTGTTTGTGAATCGGCTCCGGGAGGCGGTGGGACAGATTGAAACGGTGGGGATGGAGGCATGAACCCGCTTGTTGGCGGAATCCTCGACACCCTACGCCCGCAGTTTCGAGAATCGATCTTGGGGTGGGTGGAGGAACACGTCACCATTCCCCATTCAGCACGCTCGACGCGGTTTGACCGGACAGTCGCACCGTGGCTCAACGAAATTTTCGAGGCGGTCCAAAATGACCACGTTCGGCAAATCGTGATTGCCGCTCCCACAGGCGGGGGGAAGACGACTTTGCTGGAGTGCCTAATCCCGTTTATCGTTGCGGCTCAACCGGGGCCGATGCTGTTGACCGGGCAAACGGACGACATGGCGAAGGAGTGGGCGGAGTCGCGACTGATCCCGATGCTCAACGCCTGTGCTCCGGTTGCTCAACTCTTCCCGGCGGACCGTCACGCCAAACGCAAAACGGCAATCATGTTTCCGCACATGGCGCTTTTTCTTGTCGGCTCCAATATGTCGAGCCTGCAAGAGAAGTCGGTTCGCTACGCCTACGGAGATGAGGTTTGGCAATGGCGGCCGGGAATGGTTGGCGAACTTAAGAAGCGTCATCACGACCGATGGAACCGGAAGACGATTCTGGTTAGCCAAGGCGCGGAAGATGGGCATGAGTTTCATGCGGAGTTTGACACCGGGGAGGTGCACGAATGGGGCTACGTCTGCGCATTCTGCGGAGAATGGCGGCGCTGGGTGTGGTCGGAAATCCACTACGACGAACACAAAACGGAATCCGGAGAGTTTGACTGGGGCCGGATTGCCGAGACCGTCCGCCATTGCTGCGGGGGATGCGGACATGAGACATCCAACACGACCGCCAACCGTCGGGCGATGGCTGCGGCGTCACGCTACCAAGCGCAGCCCGGGAACCCGGTGGCTGGGCATCGAAGCTATCATTGGCCGGCATGGGCAGTTTGGTGGGTAGATTGGGCGGAGTTGGTGCGCGAGTGGCTGGCGGCTAACCACGCCAAGCGGCGAGGCGTCATTGATGACCTCCGGCAGTTCACTCAAAAGCGGGCCGCCGAGCGTTGGAAGGTGGACCAATCCGCGCCCGATGTTGAGCTGGTGGCGGCGGATTACTCGCTCACACAATTCATGAACGGCCAGACGATCGATGGCGAGGTGCATCGATTTCAAACAGTCGACGTTCAGCAGGATCACTTTTGGAGCGTGATCCGCGCATGGCGGGCGGATGGATCCAGCCGCCTATTATGGGAGGGGCGCATTGCGTTGGTGGACATGGTGCGCGAGCTTCAGCAACGCTACGGAGTGAAACCGCAAATGCTTTTTATCGATACCGGTTACATGGCGGGCCCGGTTTACGATTGGTGCGCGAAGTTTGGGTGGACCGGCATCAAAGGGGAGGGCGCCCACGGGATCAAAGTAAATGGCGTTCAACGACTCTACAGCAACCTTCAACCGACGCAGGCCCCAAGCGGAGGGGCGTCGAAATACTTCATATGGGCAAACGAAGGGATCAAAGACGCGCTTGCAAAACTCCGGGCTGCCGGATCTCCCATGTGGGAATTTCCGCGAGACGTCAGCTCGGAATATCTGGCGCAGCTCAACTCTGAAATGAAGCGGGAGACCTTGGACAAACGGACGAAGAAGATGGCGTTGCGCTGGATGAAAATCGGCAGCCGGGCAAACCATCTTTGGGACTGCGAGGCAATGCAGGTGGCTGTGGCGACCATGTTCAGACTCCTCCGAGTTGACACTCCGCCCGAAGCGTGAAGCCCTACCCGCAACTGCTCAGAATCTTCATGGCGCTCGATGTCGGCAGGCTTCGGGAGATTCAATCAGGCGCGTTCACCACTGTATCCTCCCTCGACGGGACGCTGATTCAGTCCTCTGTCAACGGGTCATCGTTTCAAGTCGAGTACGATTTAACCAATCTTGCACCTGTCGAAATCGTGACGCTTGCTCAAATGGCTCTGGACGCCAAGGCTCGCGGATTCCGCCGTCCAATCACGCGCTCGGTCGCACTCTTCAACTGACGCCATGCTCGGCAAACTCATCAATATTTTCAAGAAACCCAAAGTCGGCGCGATGCTTGGCAGCGTGCAAAACCAACGGCTCATCAACGCCGGATGGGCTGGGCTTCGGCCTTACTGGCAGCAACACACCCAGACGCTCACCAAGGAAGTTTCGGTTGGCGAATGGCGGCGGATTGTTTCCGCGTCCAACAAAGCGTTTTGGAATTTTGGCCCGATCCAAGGGGCGATTGAAGAAAAGGCAATGTACGTTGTCGGCAAGTCGTGGCAACCGCGTCACGTTGGTGGCAAAGGCGATCGGTCCGTGCGTGAGTGGGCTGCGGAGGCCGAAGAATGGCTCATCAACCAATTCTATCCGGTCGCCTACGTTAACGGGTTGGATTTTGTCACCGGGCTTTACCTCGACAGCGTCGCCATCGACCGAGATGGAGACACGTTCACGCTCTATTCCGAAAGCCGTGACGGTTACCCGCAGTTTCAAGCGATTCCTTGGCACGCTGTCGGCAGTCGGGGCAACGGGTCCACTATTGAGTCAGGACCTTACAGAGGCCTGCGCAGCTACAACGGAGTGATTTTCTCACGCGGGCGCCCGGTGGGGTACAACGTTTTCGGAGAGGATCAGTCAGACGCTGAGCAAGACCAGCAAATCAGCGCCCGCTCGATGGATTACCTGAGCGAGCCTCGCAGTGTCGATCAAGTGCGTGGTTTTCCCGCTGTCACGTCTGCTCTCATTGATCTTCGGGATCTGACAACGGTGCAGCAGTACATGAGAGAAGCGTCGAAATTGTGCGCGTCGATTGGTATGATCGAGCACAATGAAATGGGGATGGGCGATCCAAACGATCCGGCATTTCAGCTAATGAACGCTGAGATCCCTCGGCAACCGTCGCAGCTAGTCGGCGAAGAAATCATGGGCGGGAGCGTGCGCTATTTCCGCGCGGGAAGTGGATCTAAGGTTGAGCAAATGGAGCAAGTGCAGCCGTCCGACGCGCAGGAGCGTTTGATGGATCGGCTAATGCGCAACTGCCTTCACGGGTGCGGGATGCCTTATGAGTTTTTCTGGGATCCGTCGAAGTTGAGCGGGCCTGCGGTGCGTCAGGTCATCACTAAGGTCAACCGCTCGGTTAGCGATCGGCAGACGCTTTTGCGGGCGGTGGCGAGGCGTCGCGTTGGGTACGCAATTTCGAAGGCAATCAAACTCGGCATCCTCCCGCCTTACCCCGGCAGCGACCTTGGAGGATCGCTCAAGTGGGAGTTTCTATATCCACCGACTCTCACAATCGACCAAGGGTATGCAAACGGAGACGCTCGCGAGGCTTACAAGCTCGGAATGCGAACGCTCACAGACATCCTTGCTGAGTCCGGGCGAACCGTTGAGCAACTGCTCGATGAACGCGAAGCTGAGGAGTTGGCAATCCGTGAGCGTATGGAGCGCAGTGGGCTTCCTGAATCGTCTTTCCGAATTCTTACTCCAAATGGGAATCCTCCCGATCAACCGCAAACGCCCTTAGAATGAGACTTCCACGCCTTCACCAAAAGATTTACTGCGAACCTTGGTTTATCACGCCCTCTGGCTACCGGGCTGTTCGCAGCGTGTTCGAATCCAAGCTCCTTCGATCAAAATGCAAGGAGGGCGATGGCGAAGAGGATTACTCCATGTTCGTCAACAGCCGGAAGGAAATGGAGATTGACGGAAACGGAATTGCAACAATTGACATCTGCGGGACACTCGGCAAGGGATTGAGCGGCATTGAGAAATGCTGCGGGGCGACTGATTACGAGGACATTGAAGACGACATTGAATCCGCCATTGAATCGAACGTGCGCGGAATCTTTTTCGAGATTGATTCTCCTGGCGGGCAATGCACCGGCAACTGCGAAGTGGCGGAAATGATCCAAAGCCTACGCGGGAAGATCCCGATGATTGCCTACACAGACGACATGATGTGTTCGGCCGCCTACAACATTGGCGTGAGCTGCGATTACGTTTTTGCATCGCAAAGCGCAACCGTTGGAAGCATTGGGACAATCGTTCCGTTTGTCGACGAGTCCGGGATGTGGGAGATGGAGGGACTGAAATTCGACCCGGTGACAAACGCCTCTGGAGACCTCAAAAGCACGATGATGGGACCGAGCATCGGCACTGACGCGCAGCGGGCTTACTTGCAACAGTATGTTGAAGATGCCTTTGCCCAGTTCCGCGGGAACGTGCTTCGCAATCGCCGCGTGGCAGATGAGTTTATGCGCGGCCAAGCGTTCTTGGCCCCTCGCGCATTGGAGGCAAATCTCATCGATGGCATCTTGACTGAGGAATCGGCTTACAATAAATTGTTGGCCTTGGTTTAGTTTGGCGCATTCGCCCCGTCGCCGGTTTTTTGGTTCCGGCGGCGGGGTTTTTTTATGCTCCCGGTTGACAGCGCAAAAAGGAGCATGGACGAAATCCAAACTCTCACGCAGGCGCTCGAAGCGCTGAAGAGTGAGTCTTCAAAAGTCGGCGGCCTTGAACGTGACCTGGTTGCCGCTAACGCTTTACTTGACGAACAAGCGGCAGGGATCAAGGCCTCAGCTCATCTGATCCAAACGCTACAAGCGCAAGTCGCAGAGCTTCAAGCGCAGGTCGCCGCCGCTGCGGTTTCTGAAATCAAAGTTAACGAGGCCCTAGCCGCCGTTGGCGTTGCTCCTGTGGAGATTCCCATGCAAGGCGCCGAGGCTCAGCAACGCAGCCGTGATGACCTTTGGGCAGAGTATCGCTCCCTCTCACTTTACGACCGGCCCGCATTCTTCGCGAAGCACCGGTCCTCGATGTCCACAATCTAACCCACACCACTAAATGAGTAACACCATTGCAGGCGTCAGCCTAGCCGAAATCAGCCAGATGAGCCTTCCGGCGCTGCAAAGCGTCTTTGCTCCTCTGGGGTCCATCTGCACCGACTTCTCCGACGAACTTTCGTCTGGCGGCGCATCCATCACCACGCGCTATCCGGTGAATCCTTCAACCAAGGACTTCTCATCTGGATATTCTCCCGATGCGGTGTCGATGGTCGCTCGCACGATCACACTCGACCAGTTCGAGGGAGTGTCCTACGGCTTCACGGACCTTGAGCGGACGAAGAGCGCGATCATGCTCAACGACCTTTTCATCCTTCCGGCCGCAACGGCGTTGGGGCGCAAAGTGTTCGGGTCGATTTGGAATTTGGTGACGGCTGCGAACTTCGCTGCAACGCCCATTGATAAAGCAGCTGCCTCGTTCGGCCGTGGCGACATCATCGATGCTGGCGCTACGCTGACCGCTGCTGGGGCGCCCTCCGAAGGTCGTTCGGTGATCCTGAATCCCTACTACTACGCCGCGATCGAGAAGTCGTTTATCTCGGCGGAAATTCCCGGGTTCCCGATCCAGAAAACCGAAGGACTCGTTCCTCGCGTTTCGAAGTTCGACATTTACCAATCCGATCAGGCTGACGACAACGGCGAAGACTTGAAGGGCTTTGCCTATCAACGCTCGGCGCTGCTCATGGCTGCTCGCCGCGTGGACTCCACCGGGTTTGAACAGGTTGGTGAAGTGGAAGATTTCATCATCCCTGGGCTCAACCTGCCCGTCCAACTCCGTCGCTATTATGACGCACCCAACGGCCAGCTCGTCTACACGATGGGACTCCTCTGGGGAGTTCAGAAAGGTCGTACCGAATTCGGAGTCCGCATCATCGAAAGCTAGTTTCCTGCTGCACCCATAGAAACCCCAGCCCGTCGCCGCGAAAACCCGGCGGCGGGCTTTTCTTTTGACGATGACCTTTCACGACTTTTCCAACGCCAGGCTCGCCGAATCGGTGGCGATTATGGGTGAGACGGTGACCTTCAACGGAAGCCCTTACAAGGCCGTGGTGACCGATTTGGAGGCGACAGAGGACGCAGAGGCTGGCGGGTTTCGTCCGGGCTATGCAGCGACCGTTTACGCTCAAAAGACGGGGTTCCCAGTTCCAGCGCTCGGGCAGAAAATGATCGTTCGCGGGAAGGAAGTGCGGATCAAAGTCATTTCCACAGACGCCATCAGCTACAAAATGACCGTTGACGACATCGCGCGATGATTGACCTTCAACTCACCCAAGCAATCGCCAGCAGGCTGGCAACAGAGTTTCCGACAGCCTACGTCGGCGAACCGTTGAGCAGTGGCGAAATCTCGCTGCCTGCAATCCTGTTGAGCATCACCAGCAATGCCGTCCCGGCATCGCCATTGCAGCGGGGGACGCTAACCGTAAATGTGGAGTCGAGCGCTGATGATTCGACCGCTTCGGCTCATGCCGCTTTCGTGCTGGCGGTGGATCAATTCGTGGCGTCGCTGTCGTTCACTGAAGGCTCCGTGCGTCTGGCTGGAATTGTTCGTGCTGACCTCAGCAACACGCCGCAAGATAGGCACTGGCAAACCGCCATAACTTACACGGTGGGTTTTGAGACGGTATGAGAGCCACGCTGAGCCTGTATCAGGCGCAAAAGCGCTTCGCTGCGGCATTTGCAGCAATCATGGCAGACTCTAAGCGCGATGCGAAAACGCTATTTATGCAACAGGTCCGAGGCGTGATTCAGAATTGCATTGCGGTGACTCCTCCAATGGGAGGCTCAAGGCCGTCATTCAAAAAAACCGACCCTTCTCTTCAACAGAAACGGCGTTATGTTGATTATGGTGGAGCAAAACGGGCCAGCAAAGTTCGAATCGAAGCAGATGTCACAAAGGCAACGACTTCGAGCAAAAAAGCTGAAGACCAATTCCCAACGCTAGCATCGGCGGTTGAATGGTACCGAGGCACGCAAAATGCCCGCAAACGGCCAAAAGTTCGAGCTTGGCCGATGCCGGGGAAAATTCGCAAACAGCTCAAAAAGCACCAGCTCAACAATCAAGGCTGGACTGCGTCAGGCTGGAACAAAGCAATCAGCGCTTTTGGCGTTAAGGGCGTTCCGGCGTGGATCACAAAACACACCGGGCAACCGGGCAGTGCGTGGATTGATACTTCTGGAAATGATTTGGCGATGGAGGCCGTTAACGGCACAAATCATCCGGCATCCGCAACCATTAACCGTCGCATAGCTTACGGTATTGTCGCACAAGCGCGGTCGATGGAGCGTTGGCTGAAAAATTGGAACGAGAAAAAAGCGCAACGCAAATTGCGCTCTAGTTGACAACGCACCTTTTGTCATGCCCACCTTCGGAGTCGCATCAACTTTCGGCCTCACGCCCCCGAGCGGTTATGTTCAAGAATCTTCCTCCGAAGAATCAGTTGAGGTGGCGACTATCAAAAACGCTACTGGAGCGACCGTGGAGGCCATTGCAAAGCCGATGACAACCAAGACTGTGACGGTGCGCACAAAAGGCGAAGCTGACCTTGTAGCGGTCCACACCGGCGCGATTGCGGGCAGTTTGGTTGTGACGTCCGCCAAGGTTTCGCAAACCAACGACGATTTCTCAACGTCCGAAATCACCGGCCAACAATTCTCTTAATTTATGCCCTCCACGTTCGGAATCACGCTTGTTTCTGCCGGGTCCTCAATCGTTGAGTCCGTCGATCTTGAATCAAAAGTTGATGTTAAGATCCTCAAGGACGCAACCGGCGCGTATTCCGCTGCGCAGGCTATTTCCCCAGAGTTTTCGTTTTCGGTGCGCGGCAAAGGCGCTGCTCCTGTTTCTGTTGGCGGATCAAGCGGCGCTCCAACCGGAGTTTCTGGAAAAGTTATCATTACTTCCGTTAAGCAGACCCAAAATAACGAAGACTGGGAGGCTTTTGAATACAGCGGTTCGGCGTACCCGAACGCCTGAGTTTC